CTGCCCAAGGGCTTTGCCAAGGGACGGGTAGAGGTGTTCGAGGTCTGGTGTGAGGACACTAACAAAGTCTACTTCGTAAACCGCTTTTGCGACGAGATTTTGGAGGAGGTTGATGACCCTCTCCAGCTAGATGACTTTTTCCCTTGTCCAAAACCGCTGTTCGCCACCCATACAACGAATAATTTAGTCCCCCGTGCGGACTATACCATGTGCCAAGACCAGTACGCTGAGCTTGACATACTTAACGACCGTATAACCACACTAACCCGCGCCCTGCGAGTGGTTGGAGTCTACGACAAACAGACTCCAGAGCTCAGCAAACTGCTTACAGGGCCTGAATTTGCCATGGTGGCTGTGGATAACTGGGCTATGTTGGCTGAAAAGGGCGGGTTGAAGAACAGCGTGGACTGGTTCCCGGTTGAGCAGATCGCCGCAGTGCTGGAAAAGCTGACCGTACAGCGGCAGTCAGTAATTGGGCAGATTTACGAACTTACCAGCATATCGGACATTATGCGTGGGGCTAGCAACGCCCGTGAGACTGCCAAAGCACAGACACTCAAGGCTCAATATAGCTCCGTACGGCTGCAGTTGACTCAACAGGACGTTGCCCGCTGGGTCACTCACGCTATGAAGATTAAGGCCGAGATTATTGGCCGCTGGTTCCAGCCAGAAACCATTATCCAGCAAAGCCAGATCGAGCAGACCGAGTCTGCCGCTTTTGCACAGCCCGCAGTAGCCTTGATTAAGGACTTTAACGCCAGCCAGTACCGCATAGAGGTGGGTGAAGAGACTCTGTCTATTGCTGACTACACTGCAGAGCGTGAACAGCGCACTGAGTACCTAACGGCGGTGGGGCAGTTCCTCAGCCAGTCGGCACAAGTGATGCAGGGTGCCCCCGACGCTCTACCCTTCCTGCTCAAGATGGTGCAGTGGGTTACAGCGAGCTTCCGCAGCTCGTCCGACATTGAGTCCGTACTTGACGAGGCTATCCAGCTCGCCAGCGCACCCAAGCCCCCTGACAAGGAAGACCCAAGCATCGCGATTGAGAAGGCCAAAGGCGAGCTCACCATGCAGATTGAACAGGGCAAGACCGCAGCAGCGCAGCAACTCGCGCAGATGGAGGCACAGACCACCATGCAGGTTGAGCAGGCCAAGGCCCAAGCCGACGCACAGAAGACTCAGCTTGTTGAGCAGAACAAGATGGCTATAGCGCAGCTACAGGCCCAGACCGAGCAAGAGATTGCTGGTATGAACAACGAGACTAAGATAGCCATAGAGTCTCTAAAGGCTGAGCTGGCGCAGGCCATACAGGCCGCTGACACTGCTACGACAGAAGGCAAGCAACAGATGGACAGCATGCTAGAACGCATGCGCATGGTCCACGAAGCTATGTTGCAGAACATGAGCCAAGACCACGACAGCTCCGAGTCCGCCGAAGGTCGCGCACACGAGATGTCACAAGGCGACGCAGCCGAAGATAAGGCAGAGGGGGAGAAGCCAGACACTAGCAACGATAAGTTCGTTAAGGTGCTGGAGCAGTTGGCCGAGGCGATCAACCGCCCCAAGCGCAAGCGCGTCACCGCACGGGACGCCAAGGGCAATATCCAGGAAGTTGAGGAGATCTAATGTCTGACAATACCCAGCTAAACGCCGCGATACATCCCGGTGGGGATATTGTTAGGGACATTGACAAGGGCGGTAAGAAGGTTCAGGTCGTCACACTAGACATGGGTGGGGCTGGAGCTGAACAGTTGCTTTCCGGCAGTATACCAGTCATCGCCAACGGGGCATTTGGGGACATTACCGCCGACGCTTGGGGGGTACCTAAGGTCAGTCTACCCCATAGCGTGCTCCACGGGCTATTCACTTTCAATATCCCGCAGGGACAGTGGTTCATGTATCACGGTGCTACGCAGGTTTACACCAGCGCCAATTTGACCAGTAGTAATGGCGCGGCACGGGTTCGGGCAGATGCAACGCAGCCCTCGGTACGTCTGGAATCTAGGGCTACACCGCGCTATCAGCCCAATCGGGGCCACCTGTTCAGCACCGCCCTTTGGATGCCATCTGCAGAAACAGGGGCTGTGCGTGAGGTTGGGTGCTCCACGGTGGAGAACGGGGTCTACTTCCGGTTGACGGATGCAGGTCTTTATGCAGTGCTGCGTTCAGGCAATGTCGAGGTGCGCGCGGAGTTGATTGACACCAGCAAGGTTGCCGGGTTTGATGTATCTAAGGGTAATATCTACGACATCCAGTACCAATGGCGCGGACTGGGCGACTATAAGTTCTTCATCAACCTGCAACTGGTCCATGTGTTCCGCAATTTAGGCACACTCACGGCGTTGAGCCTGGAAGACCCGGCGCTACCTGCGATGTTTCGTTCTACATGCGTGACTGGCGCTGCTGAAATCTATATCGGGTGTGTAGACATCTCCAGCGAGAACGGCAGCGATGACCGTTTGCAGTATGCGAGTGCGTATGCGGAAGTGACACTGACCGGTACTAATCAGCCGGTACTCACAATCTATAACCCGCTGCAAATCAACGGCAGAACCAACACGCGCATGACCGAGCTGAGCCGGATCACATTGACGTGCGATAAGAAAGCTACCTTCAAGGTGTGGACTACCAGAGACCCAACTGCAGTTGTCGGGGCAACCTTTGTGTCTAGCAATCAAGGGTCTTTTGTTGAGTGTGACTCCCCGGACGCGGTTGCCGGGGCAGTAAAGGCCACATCGGTAGTAACAGCAGGCCTGAATCTGGTTACGGTCCTTCCGGTGCAAGCGGGCGTAACGCGCGGCACAGACAACCCGTTCCAAGGTCGCATCGACTTCCTGCTAGTGCGTGGCGACTACCTAGTCATAACCGTGAATGTGACCACAGGCGCTTGCGACGCAGTAGTTGAGTGGGGTGAGGCTGTCTAAGTGTTACTGACCCTGTATGGCAACCTCAATCTTGAGAGTCACCCCATACAGGGCGGGTGGGTAGATTGGCGCAAGAAGCCCCGCAAGCATGAAGAGCCTGTACTTACGCAGACAGGCCACCCACTGCCTGCCACACCTAGCCGTGAAGATGTGTCCACCGCGATTGCCCTTGTACGGCACCGCAAAGCCAAGTACAATGCAGCCGAACAACAACGCAAAGATGAGGAAGAGCTTCTGCTCATGTTCTAATATGCCAACCTACGATTACAGGTGTTCTAAGTGTGGTATGGAAGCCACTAGGTTCCAGACTATTGCAGACTACTCAGCAACACCTATACGTCCCGTGTGTGTCCAGCATGGGGAAATGGACCGTAAGCTGTCCGTAGTGCCTGCTAGTGCAGGAGCCTACGCTCTAGCGGGTGACCGCCACTACGAAGGTATGCGGGCCACTGATGGTACTGACATTGGTAGCCGCACCAAACACCGTGAATACATGAAGCGCAACAATCTAACGACGATTGATGACTTCCAAAAGACTTGGAGCAAGGCCGCTGAGGAGCGCAGCGCATTCCGCAGCGGTACACACCAAGACACAAGCCTAAAGCAAGACATTGCCAAGGCTATTCAAACTAAAACAGCATAGAAGGACCACACATGAGCGATATTGCAGAGGACATCCGAAGTGCGATGGAGGAAACCACATCCTCCGCGCCTGAACCCGTAACTATTGACGCCCCTAGCAGGGAGGTGCCAGACTCCGCCCCCCCAGACACGGACCGCCAGTCTACCACAGAAGGCCGCGACGCTAGCGGACGCTTCGCCCCCAAGACACCGTCCCAAAATAACGAATCGATATCTGCGGATGTCCAACAGGCAGCGCAAGAGTTAAATACTCAGCCTGCTCAACAGCAACAAGCCCCACAGGCAGTAAAGCCCCCCGTGAGCTGGAAGCCCGAAGCTCGTGAGGAGTGGTCCAAGGCACCCCCCGCCATACAGCAGGAGGTCATGCGCCGGGAGCGTGAAATTACCGAGACCCTGCGCACGACTGCAGAAGCCCGACACTTTGCGCAGCAATTCCACCAAGTAGTGCAGCCCTACGCGCAGATGATACAGGCCGAAAACGCCACCCCTATACAGGCGTTCCAGAACCTGATGCAGACTGCGGCTGCGCTGCGCACGGGCACTGCGCAGCAGAAAGCCGCTTTGGTAACAGAGATAATTGCACAGCACGGCATCGATGTTGAGCAGCTAGACAACATGCTGTCTGCTAGATTCAGCGGCAGACAAGCGCCAGCTCCACAGCAAGATGTTATGTCGCTTATTGACCAGCGACTTGCACCTTTCCAGCAGTATCTACAAACTCAGCAACAGCAGCAATACCTTGCTCAGCAGCAAGAAATGCAGGCGCTCCAGCAAGAGACTGCAAACTTCCTTAATGACCCGCAGTATGAGTTTGCTAACGACCTTGCCCCTGACATTGCAGATATACTTGACATGGCTGCAAACAGAGGACAAAAAATAAGTTTACAAGACGCCTATAACCGCGCTACAATGCTGCATCCGACGATCTCAGAGATTATTCAGCGCCGGAAGACAGGACAGAGTGCTGCCAACGATAGTGAAGCAGCGATTAGAGCTAGACGCGCAGCGGCCAGCGTATCCGATAACGGGGCACCCTCGCGAGACAGTGGAAACGATGACGGTGAAGACATTAGATCAGCCCTTACGGCATCTATGCGTAGCCTGACCCGTAGGTAGTAGACAACCTTAACTTTCTCAAAAGGATCCTCAAATGACATTCGCAAATGCAAGTATTAGCGACATCATCGCTACGACCATTGAAAAGCGGTCGAAAAAGATTCGTGATAACGTCACGAAAAACAATGGCCTTCTGGCCTACATCAACGCCAAAGGCGGCGTACGTGAGTTTAGCGGCGGCTCTTCCATCATGGAAGAAATCAGCTTTGCTGAAAACGCGAACGCTGGCTGGTACTCTGGTTACGACCTGCTGCCCGTATCGGCACAGGACGTTATCAGTGCTGCTAGCTTTGACATCCGTCAAGCTGC